TTATCATCAGCCACAGACCGTCTTCCAGTGGATGTCCAATCTTACTTCTTAAATGTGGTCTTTCGATCACGTATAGGTCGTTTATGAAAGGAAATCCTTGTTGGGAGAGAATACTTTGTTCTAAAGAATAAGTACTCAGTTCCAACTGGATCCGTTCTTTACAGTGTAGGGCAACCCATGGGTGCCCTATCTTCATGAGCAATGCTAAATATGATCCATCATATGATGGTACAATATTCAGTATTTAAGGCATATGGTTACCAACCCATATGGTACAAAGATTATGTAGTCCTTGGGGACGATATTGTCATTTTTGACAGTATTGTTGCCAAGTGTTACCTGTCTTTGTGTCAGGGTCTCGGGGTATCTATAAATACGACTAAATCAGTCGTGGCTGTAGATAAGCCCGTGGTAGAGTTTGCGAAACGTACATCTCTAAATGGAAATGACGTTTCAGCTTTATCGTTCAAGGAATTTATTAGTAATAATAATTTCTTTGGGCGGTTAAGTATTGCTATCAAGATCATTAATAGATCTTGAGGGGTAAACTATCCCTTGATGTTTCGTCTAGCTTCGCTAGAGAGTAACTCAAGGGTACGTTTATCTTACCCTATAATAGGCTACCTAACAACTCTTGTGACCCTGGGTAGGTTGAGTTTGGAAATTCTGATCTCACTTTTAGTGGACTCAGAAAAACCTTTATCTTACTTTGGGGCTAAGCTTGATTCTTTTGATAAACCTCGGGCTCTTGAGATGTTTTATAACATCTTGAAGAATCCAAATGGTATATTAACAGTCTCAATGTCGAACCTCTGATTCGCTGCCTCTAAGAAACAGCAATATAAAATTGCTATGTTCGAAGAAGCAAAGAAGATCTTTAGTAAGATAAGTGTCACTACCTTTGGTGAGAAATGTGCCTCAGAATTTGAAAAGATTCTGGGGGGTGGGATTCCTAGTAAGCAGCTTTATGCTGATCATATTTGGAAACCCCACTTAATGGATTTGTTACTATTAGGTAACAAGTTCAGATGGGCATCTTTCCCTGGTTTTTATACTTCAGAAACTTGAACTAGCATGACTTTAGATGAAGTCAGCCAGCTCTTGACTGATGTTCAAAGCTTGAAAACAAGCTTTGAATTTTATAATGTCAAGGTGATACGCCGAAAAGAACTTGCTAACCCAATAAAAATATTGGAATTTATTAGGAATTCAGCAGACCGTAAGGTCCAAGAAATCGTTAAGGATAACCCAGTAATGAGTTTTCCTACTAATATTTTTCCAATGTTCTTGTTGAAGAAATAATGCGGCTAGTACAATTAAGTCTTGGTAGACTTCCTTGTAAATAGTTTGACTATTTGCCGAAATGGG